TGTTGTTTCACTATCGCAAGAAGTACCGAACATATTATCAACTAACTGTTTTGATAAGTTGGCATATATTCTACTCTCAACATTCTTAACGAACTTAGCGATTGTAGTATTGTTCTCTGCTCGAAGTGCAGCTGAAGCAGCAGACTTCGCTTTATCTTCCTGATCTTTTTTTCTTTGATGCTGTAATTGATCTACACTTAGTACATGGGTGCCGTACCCATTACCACTAAATGCTGGATTACCGAATTGGAAATCAAGTTCAGACGCTTGTACATATTTTATGGTGTTATCAAATGCCCAACCACATAACCATAACAAAATAGCACCGAATAACACTACCTTTAATAGTGTTTTCATACTACTATTTATAAAATCTATTTACGGTGGGACTTCTTTTTTTCGAGGTTTTCTTTTAGTTCTATTGTCGTTTTGACTTTAGATTTTAGACGAATTATGTCATTATCTAACATTCTAATACGATCTATCAATGCAATCAAAACTGTATTTGCCTGACCTAATTTGACTTTTATTTCAGTCGTAATAAATCTGTATATAAAGTAGATAAAGTATGCCATCGCTACAGCAGCAACCATTGGAAAACCATAATCTTGTAATATTGATATGAAGTCCATTAGTCTCGTCTTGCATCCTTTTTACCATCAGCACGAGCAATTCTCTCTTCGTCTGGTGGTATATCTAATGTGTGAGACATCAACAAGTCGAGTTTGATTACATCATTATTAATATTTCTAACTCTATTATCTAATTGTGTTATAATAGAGTGCATAGTTTGTACTTGACCTATAACTGACCCTAGAATATATCTAAGAATGATATAGATGAACACACCCATAGCAAATGATCCAGCAACTGGCAACCCAAATTCAGCAAGTATTATAATAAAAGTATCCATCTAACTATTTAGTATCTTTAAATCTCTTTAAAAGTATATCTTTTATAACTGTATGCCCTAATTCGTTAGGGTGCCAATCAAAGTCTAGTTTACCTGTGTACCCCACATACCAATTACTTGGTTGATTATATCCTACACGATATATAGGATTATCTCTGGCACTACCTTCTAAATCTTTTAAATGTTTATCCCAAGACCATTCTTCACATTCAAATTTAAGACTCTTATTTGCAAGTTTAAGATCGTGTTCTACCGGACACCACTTATCTGTGCCTTGAAACTCTATTAACTTTATATTTAAAGACTTACATATTTGTTTAAGTGCAAAAGAATATCTATCTTGTTTTCTTTGCCAAATATACAACATTTCTTCTAAGGTTGTTTCATTAAATGATTTTGATATAATATCGTGAAACACCTCTCGTTTATATCCAAACTCTCGCCGATCTTTTTTTGGCCAAGCATATAAAGGAAATCTCATCCATTCACTGCCTTCAACATCATATCTATCGAGTTGACTCCATTGAGCTACCACTAATCCTATAGTTTCTGGTTTAACACTAGTGATACTATCTACTAAAGATTCGAATATGTACTGATTACCAGCACCTGACATACCTTTACATAAAGGTATCATTTCTAAATCAGATGCTAATTGTCTTGACCAATTGTTTGATGTAAGTCTGGTGTCAGTCCAACTACACCCACTTGTTAATAATGCCTTATACGGTGCTACTAATTCTAGATTGCTTTCCATTGTTTTTTCAAATCACCTTTTAAATCGTTTCGCTTAGGTTTTCTCTTATTAGGAATCACCTGTGGTCTATTCTTATTCGCTCTTGCAACGGGATTACTTTTTATCTTCGAGTCCATATTTCTCTAATTTGTTTTTCTCATTCTCATACTTTTCCCAGTCAGGATAAGGATCTTTTTTCTTTGTTATGTTTGGCCATAGTTTACTATACTTATCATTTATTTCATACCACTTGTCTGCAATATTACCATTGTCTGTAGTTATAGCACCAACAGGACATTCAGGTTCACACACACCACAATCTATGCATACATCAGGATCGATAACAAGCATATTATCGCCTTCATAGAAGCAGTCAACTGGACAGACTTCAACGCAATCAGTAAGTTTACACTTAATACATTGATCGTTTACTAGATATGTCATATCTATATTTATATAAAAAAAGGGGTGCCCTAAGGACACCCCTCTGTAGTCTAAAACAGGTGGAGAGAATTTACTCTTCTTCGGCTAGTTTGCTGAAGTAAGATAGCGTCTCATCATCATTATCGCTTGCGACTGGTGAAGAATCCGCTACTGTTTCATTTACTACTGGTTCTGGTTTAGTTTCAGATAAGGAAGGTGGGGATACCATATCTTCTACTGTACCAGTACTTCTAGAACCTGTCAAAACTTTATCAAGTTTGCTTTTCAGCTCATCATATGTTTTAAAGTTTGCCGTTTCTAGAAATGGTTTTAGCGGATATTGTTTAGACCATATACCTTCTATAGCCTCGTCATTGTCCGCAATCTCTTTTGTTGAATCGAATTCTGATTTATCATAGTTCCAGAATCCATCAACTTTTCTGATTTTTAATTTGAAGTCAGCACCTTCCCAAAAGTCAAATGGGTTGATTGCCTTTTCATCTTCAAAAGCAGGTTGCATTTTGTCAGTAATCTTATCGAAAATCTTTTTGCCGAATTTAAATAGTTTTACTTGACCTTCGTTTTCAGGATGTTTAGGATCGGCAACAATAAGAACATTAGCAAAGTAAGAGAGTTTTCTTTTTCTCTTTCTTGCAATATCTTTATCTGCTTCGATACCTGTATTCCATAAACGACTGTTCTCTTCACTAACTGGATCTTTTTGATTCATTGTAGTTAGAGAGTTCTCGATATACCAACCACCAGGTCCTTGAAATGCGTGTGACCACATTTTAACCCAGGGCAAATCTTCGTCTTTGACAGCAGGTAAAAAACGGAGAACGGCGTAACCGTTACCAGTTTTATCAAGTTCTGGTTTCCAGAACCTGTCATCTACATAGGATTGTTTTGATTGGTTTGTAGAAACAACACTAAGTTCTTTAGTGAGTGCGTCTAAGTTTGATCTTGACCTTTTTAGGGCCGCTATACTTGTATTCATTTATATATTCCTTGTTGTAAGTATTATTTGTATGTATTAATTTATCCACATTGTGCATAATATAGTACTATTTATAAGAATTAATCAGTTTCCCCATAAATTATTTCGCTATTTTGTGTTACCACAAAATTATTCACACCCAAAGTCTTTTGAGCGTCAATCTCGTTTAAGTCTCTACAAGCTCTGATAATGCCTTCTTTATCTTCACTTTCAACTATTATTCGTCTATTTCTAGATGATTCTATTATGTATTTTGTCATAGTCTCTCCTTGTTAATATATACAGTATAACAGATTCTACTCTAATAGTCAAGCCTTAAATTGTAATTGTATCTAGTTCATCGTGGAAAGATAAAGTACCAGAGACCCAATAATTGGCACCAATCATCCAGCGTTCTTCATCACTTTCATTCACACTAGCACCGTGTGATGTTGAACCAGGAAATATAACAATATCACCAGATTCAATTGGTATTGTCCAAGTCTGACAATTCCACTCATTGTATTCTGTATATTGTAATCCTAGAAAATAATCTTTTTGAAATGAATTCTTAGAATCAGGAGCAGTTAGTACTAAATTACCACTATATGCTTTAGGATAATAACATACTGAAAATAAGGTGTGTCTGTGAATGTGTGGTTTATGCCAATCACCCTTCTTTGCTACAGTAAACCAACTTGAAGTTTGCTTTATGTCTTGTTTCATACATATAACTTCTCTTGCATATCTTTCAGCGTGTGTCTCTATGAGATTATTAATTCGTTTTAATTCAGGTTTAGTTAATATATCGCCGGTTGATTTAACTATCTCTGTTTGTCCTGGATGATTTTGTCTCATATCTTCGGCAATATCATCCTCTGCTCTCGCAGTTTTTAGAATATCGAGTTCTATATCTGAAAAGGTAGATAAAGTATTATTAGTAGATTCTTTATATACAGGCACACCCCATATTGAACTCATCATTCAGGCGGCCACTTTCTTTCATCAAATTGATCTTTATATTTTTGTCGCTGTTCTTCTTTATCAAATACCTTATCTTCTAATATGTATTTAATCATAACTTGTTTAGTAAGTGCTGTAGCACCATCTTCGTTATTGACCTCTTCAATTTTCTTTAACTTGTTTGAAAGTTCGTGTACTTTGTTTGATAACTCTAGAGCAGTATGCTCATGAGTCCATATTGTATATCCGTCACCGCTCATTTATCTTCTTCTTTATAATCATTTTCATTTTTGTAATATTGTATTTCAAGAATGGTTTATAGTTCATTAATAGTTTATACTTCTTCGGCCAGATAACTGTCTCACCGATCTCTTTATTAAACTGTTTTGAATAATTAAGAATATCATTCAGTATCACCATAGTCTCTACTGTTATCTTGTTGGCAAGATACAACTTAACCAATGGGGGATGTTGTCCTGATTTAACTTTGAAGAGGTCATCAAATTTGATTCCTTTTTCTTCAATGAAGTCAAATAAAGTATTAACATCGCTTTCGAATACATAACTTAAACTCTCTATTCTTTTTTGCCATCTGGCGTAATTTTCTTGACCAGACTTTCCAACCACATCGCCAATCCAAACTGTATCGCTACCAATAAATCCAGCAACAAAATAGTCAACACAAGCACTACTCGAATAAGACCTAGACAACTTGTGAAAAAAGTATCTATCACGCCTTTTAGTAAAGGTGTTAAGTCTTGCAGTAGTTTTCCCATTGTGCTTGAAGTAGTCATACGATTCCGAAGTGAAGTGTAGTTTGATTGCAAGGTAGATTTTATAGACATCAAATCCATCCATTACACCGGTAACTTGCCTACTTTACCGCCTTCTTTTAATAATCTTAAATCCATAGCGTTCACTTCAAGTCTTTCTTTTAAAGACTTGTTTATCATCTTACTCATACCAGAAGGTTCAACATTATTGTCTTTACAGTATGATAAGACGGCCTCTAAATGAGACATCTTTTTATTTCTCACCATATTCTCTATGATGATAGCAAATTTATTGGGGGTTATTATTGACATGAAAGTTATCTATTGCCTCTATTAATTTAGGAATGTATTCTTGTTTCTTCTTATGAAATACTTGATTGATACCTTGTTCGGTTACAATTAGTATTAAGATATCTTCTATTGATTTGCCGTATCTCTCTTCATACATTTCAGCATATGCTGTACCTTGTATGAAATAGTTTTCTACCCATTCTTCTTTCTTCTCTCTAGTAGAAGTCTTGAAGTCAATGATACAAGGTTTGCCATCATATTCAGCTATACAGTCAACTTGACCAGCAACTTTGTACTTATCACTATACATTGAACCTTCTTGTATCACTATGTTATCAATCTTATCTAGTTCTGATTTCATAACTGTAAACAAGGCAAGTGGTAAAACACCTGCGTCTGATAACTCTTCGTTATTCAAATACTGTTCGATAAGTTTATGTACAGCAGTACCTCTTGTGGCTGCAGCTGAAGCAATAGCGTTTGCCTTTGCCTCTCCTACTTTTTTACGCCAAGCGATAATACCTGCATTATTGTTTTTTGATAGAACCGTTGTAATAGATGGATACTTCTCGCCTGTAGGTGAGATATAGTATCTTTTACCATCAATATTCTCTCTTAGTAATTGTGGTAAATCGTCAACTGGTTTGTGTATAAAGGACTTCATCCCCTTAGTCTTGAAGTATTCTTTTAGTTTGCTCATAATATAATTATTATATCACCTTTTGGGCAATAAGTCAAGCGTTTAAAGCACTAATCCTTTGGTATAATGCGTTTTACCGTCTTTTCTAGACGCTCTAAGTACTTGTTTTCGATTATCGTGCATTTTATACGAACAATGAACCCAACCACTATTGGCATCCCCCTCTGTATAAAATTCTAATATGATTTGGTCAAAATCTAGATTGTCTATAATCCATTCTGCCAATTCTTTATTGTCAATACCTGTTATTTCAAAATCTGCAGCCTGACCTTTGGCGTGTTGAGAAGTCTTACTTGACCCAATCGCCTCACATAATGCTTCTGATCTATAACCAGAGGTCACCCTTACGCTTTTAGCGAAGTGTTCTCGTACAGGTTGTAAAATCTTATCACATAGAAGTTTCATACTTTCTTTGTGTTGCTCTGTGGGTGTGTTCTCGATACCTTTTCTTGCTGCGGTATCTGATTTAGTCATTTCACTTAGACTAAAGTTTTTTGATAATTGCATTATTTACCTCTTGTTTTGATTATTCGTTAATGATCTTGTCACAATGCTTAACGCCTGTTTGATCTGTTTTCATTACACATTGTTCAACTGAGCAAGTGTATTTGTTTGTTTTGCCTGCATTTTT